TGGACCATACTGCTTGAGTTGCGTGCCGTCGGGCAGGTGATGAATCTGCGGAGGCGCTTTAGGGCGTGGAGGCGTGATGGTCTCAGCAGCAGTCCCCGCAGATGGTAAACCCGCCGGCTCCGGGGGCGGTTTCGGCGACGGAGGAATCCTTACCGGGCGCGTGCTTGCGTATCCCCTGGTCGCCCCCAATCCACCAAAAGCGCCACTGACTGTCGCCGCAAGCGCCAGACGCTTGTAGTAGTCAGGATCGCTCAAATTGGCTTGTGCCTGCTGCCGCGCAGGAGACGATTCCGGCAGGCTGTTGATGTCCACCTCGGTTGGAAGCCCGATCGATGCGGCACCCTCAAGCGCGCCAGTCGTGGCCCCGACCGGCACTGCGGCATACGGCGAGAGTCGGCGACCAAGATATTTTCCTCCAAAATAGGAGGCGACAGGAGACAGCGCAGTCATAGCCGCGCGCGTGCCTGGAATCACGTCAAACAGCGATGTTTCGGCTTTCTTCTTGGCCAGGATCTCATCGCGCAAACGATTCTGTTCGTCCTGCCATCCTTTGAACGAGACATCGCGATCGGCTGCCGCCGCGTCGCGCAATTGCTGCAGGCGGATCATGTCCGGCGAGTCCGGCCTGTTCAGCGCAGACAATTCCTTGATCGCAAGCTCCTGCGTGCCCTTCGGCGACCTCGTCGAAGTTGTGCCCAGTTCCAGGATTTTGGCGGCTCTTTGATCGATCCTGTTTTGAATAGCGGCCATTTCATTGACCCGAGCGGGAATCGGATCAGACCACTTGAATTCAGGACTGATTTCCGCCGCATGCGCCGACGACGGCCCAACCATGTCGAAGATGTTGCCGACACCCGCCAGCAGCGGAGACTGTTGTGCCGGCTGCTGCCGCCGCGGCGACCCCATCGGAGCTACTCCGCGTTGCGCGGCACGATCCCCGGCATTCTCCATCGCGGAACTGATGATGCCGCCAGTCACGCCCAACGGCGCAAGCACTTCTGCTGGATTGTCCCGCAGGTATCGCGCACTCTCCAAATCGGCCTGCAGCGCGCTTGGCTGGTTGCGGGATGTTCCCAGCGGAAGACCTGCCCGATACGGTCGAGGCGCCGGCCGTTGTTCCACAGGAACAGGAACATCCGACATCCCCGACTGCAGGAACAGCGGCGCCTCGAACGCATCATCCTCTCCCGGCACGCCGCCATCGGCAAAGCTCGCCCGCCCGCCATACTTGCGCCCGCGCTTGATCGAATAGGCGATTGCGAGAGCCTGGCTCCTGTCCTTCACGTGCGGTGATTTCCCGACATCTCGCATGAGAGTCCTCACATTCGCCTTGAAGGCTTGTTTTGATCCGGAATGCTGTAGCGGCATGTCAGGCTATTCCTTCGCTGTCCTCACGGCACCTCATAGCTGCCCCCGAGGATATATCTTCCGCCATCGACCCCTGGATACGTCGCATCGTAATATCGAATGACGGCTGTAGGGATGGCGCCTCGACTCAGGACAGAAAGCGTCTTGAACGTCACGTTTACTTCGCGCCCGGAAAATGCAGCCGTATCGAATGGAACAACAGGCAATCCCACGTTCAGGAATGAAGAACCGGTGCCGTTCGTGGCAATGGAAACATCGATTGCGCAGAATACGGTTTTGCCGATCTGGGCATATCTCCCAGTCGTTGTGCCGAGCGACGTCAGCGACCCAAGTCCAGCCGTGAGCGTCGGCGTATACGCACTCCATGCCAGAGTCGGCAATGGAACGCCCGCACTTGAAAACGCGGCGGCCACAAAGGCCGCATTCGCGATTTGATTGGTTGTCGCTCCAGCGACAGGTGTCGGAACAAAGAGATCATCCAGCATGTCAGAAGAATTCGACAACCGAGAGTGAATTCGTCGACCCCGACGACGCCACCGCATAGAAACAGTTGTTCGCCGCAATCTGCGGCGGCACCTGATAGCGCGCACCCGGAACGATGAGGATTCCCCGTCGCACGAACGCCGTCGTACCCGGCATCACCCAGATATTGGAATTCCCCGTCGGATCGCAGGAATGAAACTCGATCGCGCGACGAACCGCGCTTGTCGCAATGGCGAGGATAGAGGTCGTCGTCAATGACGTGAGATTCGTACAGCGCGGCGATGATGTCGACGACAGGGTTTGTCCAGGCGCGGACGCCCAAGCCGCCAAACGGCTGATGTTCTGAACCTGTCCTTTCGTGACAGAGGTTAGGTCGTCGTCGCCGGCCATTTATCGTCTCCCCGCCGGAGACCACCGATACCTGATCTTCCCCAACCGCCAGAAACTTCCGAGATCGGACGACTGCACCGTGACCGACATCAGCCGCCCGCGAATCCGCGTCGCGATATATTGGGAGTTCTGCATCACCGTATAGGGTCCATATTGAACCGGCGTGTCTTCCGCGTAGTTGTAGACATTGAACGTGATCAACACCTGCGCATTCTTCGCCCCCGCATAGGTGCCCCACTTGAAATCCGGGAATACCTGGTCGACGAAGGCGAAATCCTCCCCCTCTGCGATATAGAACAAACCCGTCGTGAATGATGCCGTGATCGGGTTGCCGTCGTTGTCGTAACCCTGCTCGTGCTGATAGAGGACACCGGTTGGCGTGGCCGCGATCGGATTGCCGAGCACGGTCTGATCGATCCAGGCCGAGCGCGCGAGCGCGCCATAATCCCACGGCCCCCCCGGCTCCGTGATATTGAATTTCACATAGGAGTCATTCTCGCCGTTTGCGCTCGCGGATGACGGAAATTCCCACCCCACCTCATTGAATGGCGTATTCGGCATCGCACGCACGTTCGATGCATAGGCCGTGTTGAGATTCTGAAACACGAAATCCCAGACCGGGCACGGGATCACCTCGACACCGCCGCCCACTCCGTACCGGTAGAAATTGGACGGCCCCATCCAGTAGACACCGCCGCGCAATTGCTGCTTTGCATGCGAACTGATAAGCCCCGCTCCCGCTCCGATCTTGTTGAACCCGAAGACGAACGGCGGGCCCTGATAGTTCATCGCCCAGAGATCAAGATCGGTCCAGATCAGATCCTGGTTGGAGACCGCATCGCCACCCCGGATCATCGATCCGATCGGAATGCGGAATTCCCCCGCCTGGTTGGTCTGCAGTTGCGTGAAGTCCTGGAAATTCTCCGTGTCCGACCATTTGACCAGCATCGGGTCTTGTTGAATCCCGATATCCTCAAGCGCCGTCGAGCCCCAGGCGATCAGGATTTGCTGACTGACCGAGACAAAGATTCCTCCATTGAACGGCGGCGCCGTCGGCACCAGTCCCGCATTGGTGAATCCCGCCGTCGGATCGAACTGGTAGATCGCCCCGCCATAGGGACAGGCCAGGAAGATTTTGCCCCAGTTATCCGATGTCCAGTCGGTTGCCGTGATCGGCGTTCCGGTCTGCGATGAGGGCACGACGCCCGTGCCGTAGCCGCCCGCCCCATAACCGCCCGTGCCGTAGCCCGAGCCCAGCGCAGGAGGTCCGAGATTGATGTAATAGACGAACTGCGCATTCCCGCTGTTCTGCGAACCCGACGTGCTCGAGGTCGCCTGTTGCGCCGCCACGATCGTGAACGTGTCTACACTGGGCACCGTCACAATCGTATAGAGCCCCTGGATCGTCACCCCGCCGACCGTCGTACTCGCCGGAAACACGACCGTATTGCCCGCCACCTGGCCATGCGCCGTCAATGTCACCGTGACGGTCGGGCTTCCCGAGGTGGTCGCAAAGGAGGCGACCGCTCCGGTATTGTTGACCGTCGATGTCGCAGGAGAGGCCGCCGCAATCTTATAGGATGTCGCACTCACGATCGTTGTGATTGCATAGAGGCCGGAGAGAATGAGCCCGCCCACCGCGATCGGTGTGTTGAACAATACCGAATCAAACGTCGTGACGTTCGATATCCCGGTATCGACGATCGTAACGGTCGTATCCCCGCTCACCGTCGAGAAATCGACCGCCGGATTCGTGGTCAATGTCTGCGGGGTGATGTCGACCAGGTTGCCCGAGGTCAGGATCGCGAGTTGTGTCGTCGTCCCGATCCCGAGATGCGTCGTGCTGTTCAGATCCTCCCACGCATGCAGATCCCGCGGCGTGCCGGAGACGGCCGAGCCGTAGTATCTTGTCCAGCCCCCCATCTTCTGGGCGAGCCCGTCCCGGAACCGGATGAGCTGGCTTTGCGCATAGCCCGCCTCCAGGAGGGTTGGGGTTTTCTCTACATTGATGCCTGGAACGAGGCGGATTTCACCGAAAGCCATCTTGACTCATGGGGCGGGAGGGGATTCGATGGCCTTTCCAACCAGGAGGGGAGGCCGGTCATGGATTCGCGCTTGCTTACATGTCTTTTGGTGCTGTGCGCGCTCGCAGGATGCGTCTCGTCCCACGAAGCGCAGGAGAAGGCGGTCGTGGATTACTGCGTCGGCAAGTTCGGGCACGAGCACAACTCCGCCAATGTCGTGCGATGTGTCGATCAAGGCAAAGCCGCGCGCCGGAAACAGGAAGAAGCCGAGCGTCAATTCGAGCGCCAGTTCGGAACTGCGTTGATGGCCGTCGGATTTGGATTGATGGCCATGCAACCGCCGCCACCCCCGCAACCCGCCCCGCCCAAGGACCACGTCTGCATTGCAGCGAACAACACCGTCTACCGCTGCTGATCACGTCTTGATGAATGTCACGCCGTGCACCAGGGACGGCTGGAGATTACCGCCCGCACCTGATCCGGTCGTTGCATTGGACACCGTGACGCCGGTCGTATGGCTGCTGACGGTGTTGGCGGAAGAATTCGCCGCCTTATAGGTTGACCCGCTGCCGGCATTGTTCCCGAACAGGCCATCTATCAAATACGTGTTTGCCGTGGTGTGCGTGTGCCCCGGATCAGTGACCGATGCCACATGCGTATGCGCCGGCGGATTCTGATCACCCCCGGACGCGCCCCAGGTATTGCCGTCGAAGCCCGCAACTGCGGTCGTGATCCGTGTTCCGAGCGGCACACGCACGCGGTTGCCGAGATCAGGCACCCCGAAAGTATTGATGCCGTTGCCGCCGAATGTACTTCCCAGCATCGCAAACAGCGCCGGATAGACGCTCGCCGAATAGGTCGCCGTCCCGACGCAGGGCAGATAAGGCGGCACGGTACACGCACTCATCCACACCGGCGTCGTCGACACGCACAAATCCAATAACTCTCCGACACGCCCCATGTTGACGTATTTGCAATCGGTGCCGTCGTTATAGACGTGACAGGATTCACCGGGAGGTGCCGCCACCAGATTGCCTGTTCCCGATGCGCGCAACGATACCGCAAACGAGTTCGTCGCACTGCAATTGTTCTCGACGATCCAATAGCCGGGGCATGGAAACGTAATCGTGCAGTTTCCCGTCAGCGTCCCTGAGAACTTGAGCACCGCATTGTGCGCCTGCACGGGCCCCGCGCCCGCAGTAATCGATCCGGTCCCGATCGAGCCCGTGGATATCGACAGGCTCACATTCGCATTGGTCAGGCTCACCGTCTGGACGCCGCCCAGTTTTCCATCAATCACCGTCATGTTGTTGTTGACGGCGGTCGTGCCCCATGCGCCGGAGAGATCGCCGGTATTGGGCGTATTGAGCGCGATGTTGGTGGTGTTGGGCATCTATATCACGTCCTCGGCGGAACCGCCTGCGGCGTCGGCTGCTTGCTCGACCAGCCGCGCATCTCGAATTTCTTGCGCGCTTCCTCGATATCGGCGGAAGCCAGCAAGGACTGATACTGCGATTCCCACGTCATCGCCTGTTTTGGATCATCCACCGCCGCGCCGTAATTCTTCTGGAACCCGGACGCGCGCACCATCGATGCAGCCAGAAACAAATCCGGGAAATACCAGGACAGGATCGTCGTCACATTGGTGGATGACAAAGCCTGCGGCCGGATGGTGCCCACCACCTCGACCCGGTAGGACTGATCCGGCCACGGCCCGACGATGGCCAGATCCTGATTCACCATCGCGAAATATTGCGGCACGGTCGAACCCGCAACCGCAGGCCAAAGCATATTGAGCATTTCCTCTGAGGTCGGCACCAGCGCATTGCGCGTGCCGCCGTCCGCCGTCGTCGCCGAGGCTGGCGTAATCACATTGAGCTCGTCGGTCACGACGAACGTTCCGTTGGAACTCGGAAACGTGAAATTGCGATTGCCCGCCGTCATGGTCGCCGAGGAATCGCGCGTGCTGGTATCCACCAGATCGAGATCGCGATAGAGCCGCAGTTCGGCATAGTCGCGGATGTTCGGCAGATCGGTTACAAATTCCGCATTGCTCTCCGGAATCACCATCAGGTTGGCAAGCGACGTCACCCATTGGGAGTAAGTGAGAGACATGTCAAGTCAATCCATAGACCTTGAGCGTCCCGGTCTGGATATTGCCGGGCGAAAACGAAACCTGGAATCCCGTCAGCGCATTTGTCAGATCCTGAAAACCGGACGGATTGACCGACATCAGCCCCGTGGCAACCGCCGTGCCGCCGCCGAGATAGGACAACTGCCCGGTAATCATCTTGCGGAATGTCGTCCCGGTCGGATTGAAGATGCGCACGAATCCATTGACGCCATAGGTCGTGCCGTTGCCGACCTGGGTCGTTGCTCGGCTTCCCGAGAGAAGAATGACGCTGGTGGATGTATCGACAGACACGGTATTGGCCTGGCTGGTGAGAGTCGGTGCCTGGCAGACATAGCCTCCTGAAATGAATGTCGATCCGGACGTCGCCACCTGCAACTGCAATGTCGCCGTGGTCGCGACCGAGGGGACGACATTATCGAACGTCACCAGAAAGCTGCGATAGGACGCCGAGAAGCTCGTCGTATCGCCTGCGGTCGCGACATTGTTCATGGAGATCGTATTGAGCAACACTTGCGCCGGCAGGCCCCAACCGATCGTCGATCCGGTCGTGGCGACTTGCAGCACCTGATTGGCCGCGGATGCGACAAACGTCGTGACATTCGATGACGCGGTGGTCGCAAAGCCGAGGACCGCAAGCCCGGTCCCGGCCTGGATCTTGGCGTAGCTCACGACGTTGCTGCCGATCGTCGCGGTGCCGCTCGATGACAGCGTGATGTCACCGGAGACGACACGGAAGGCCGGGTTGGCCGCGGTTCCCTGATCGACCAGGATGTTACCCGCCGTCGACGGCGCGGCCACCTGGAGCGCGGATGTTCCCTCCGCGATCACCACACCGAACGCCGCCAGACTCGACGTCTGGAACGGCCCCGGCATCAATGTGGTGGCATTGAAGAACCCGCCAGTCGACGTCCGCACGCCGAATATCTGCCCGGTTGTGCCCACCAGCGCCGTTGCAATCGCAGACGCGGTTCCCGCGACCCCCAACACCGACAGCCCAGCGACGCTCGCAAGCGCCACCGCAAGACTCGTCGACCCCGCAACCGTCAATCCCGACGTCGTGTTCGCCGCCACGAATGACGATGCATCCGACCACACCGCGGCAAAGTCGCTGCCGCTCGCCTTATTGAGGATCTGCCCGGTCCCGCCAGCCGTCGGCAAGGTCCCAAATCCGGTCGACATGATCTGGCTGATATCGACCTGGACGGTTGTCTGCACGCCTCCTGACGTATACGACGCCTCGAACCGCATGCCGGCCGTGGCGGCGGCAGTCGTTCCGAGATCCAGGATAGAGACAACGGCAGGTATGGTCATCGAATTCCCGCCAGATCAGCCGCGGAAAGATTGCCGTTCGTGGCAACAATTCGCTCGATCACATCCGCCGATCCGGTCCCGCGCACGACACCTCCGATGATGCGGATGGAGCCGTCCGTCGTGGTGCGTGTCGACACCGGCTGCTCGTCAATGTCATATCGCTCCGGCCGCGCGTTCATGATTGGAAGCGGATCAGGCGGGAGAATGAACGTACCCAATTGTCTTTGAGGTTTGTCAAGTTCATCCGGGCTGACCAGAATCATTTTGTTGACGAGCTTCGATCCGGCCCATTCGTATTGCCATTGCAGATTTTCGTGATTGTTGATCATGCCGTTGCGGTCGCTCGTCGCCCATGCACGGGGACTGGTCGGATCAGTGCGGGCACGTCGGGGATGCGGGCGCATGGTCTATTTCCGAGATGGCAGACACATGAGAACTTGCCCCCTCTCAGAGGGATGAAAACGAACCCAATGCAGGCCAGCCTTGCCACAATCATCGCAATACCAAGGAACTCCGCGCCCAGCCACTTGAGCGCACGTTAATTCGCCAGACTGCCAGTCGCACTTCAGACAGTGCAAAATAGTCAAATCGTCCGGGCTGGGGACGTGCTGCGGATGACCAAAATCCATGATTCATCTCCTATAGTAGGAGCTTATAGCAGGCGCGATCGTCATTGGCACATTCTCGACATCCTGCGTGGATGCAAAGCCCCACGCCTCATCGTAATCCGCCTTGCGCGCCGCCTCGAAGGCCAATGGATCGACACCCTCCGGCGGATAGGACTTCGCCAGCCGCTTTGCCAATCCCGTCACCAGCACATCCAGCCAGCGATACGGCAGATCCGGTGTCTCGCCGCTGCCGATACTCGCATCCTGCATCTGTGAGCAGCAGTAGTAGTTGAACACATATGGCCCATTGCCATCCGGCACCGGCCACATGGTAATCGTCGGAGAGATCAATCGATCGAACCAATACACAGTCGGCGCACCCGGCGTGAACTTCTGCGAATAGCTGGCGTAATCCGTGCGCGAGATCGGCGTCACATAGCGGTCGGTCTGATCGGTCGTAGCGTTGTTCAGAGAGATATACGCATCGAGGATCATCACCACGCGAGCGGGGATGTCATAGCTTGTGGTGCCGGAGACCATGGGGACGGAGAGTTGCTCGACCTTCCAGAGATTGACCTGCCTGTTAGACAACTCGACGAACAGCAGGTTCAACTCACGCCGCGCCGTCAGCATGTGTTCCTGTCGTATGGACGGCGTACGGATGCGGCAGCGCTCATAGGCCGCAAGCACCGCTTCGCCGTTCGACAGACTATAGCTGTAGGTGCCAGATGACGTCATACCGTCCGCCGCGACATCGAATTGAGAGCGTAGGAAACACCGCCGCCTGACAGCGTCCCTGTCGTAATAAACAGTTCCGTCAGACCAGGGCCGCCGTCGACCAGAAACAATCCTCCGGATGGTGGAGGTGTGGGCGTCGTCCCGTTCAACTGTCCGGGCTGGAATCCGAAGTCCAGCACCTGATCGGTAAACAGCGCAACGAAGGCGCCCGGGCCATTGTTGATCATCATGGCTGGGTGATGATCTCGATCAGCCGCGGATCAGCCGTGGCATTGGAGAAGTACAGCATCGCGTGGTTGGCGTTCACATCCGCGGGAACGAGATCGATCGCATAGACGCCATTGCCGACGCTCGATATCGAGCCAGAATTCGCGAGTGCGCCGAAGGCGGCGCCATCCAGAGATCGTTGTCCGACGACGGTCAGTCCCGAGACCGGAAGATGCGTCGTCATATCCGTCATCACGAACATGAAGCCCGCCGCCGTGGCGTTCTTCTTGATGTTGGAGGTGATGCCGACGAGACCTGCGGCCGTGATCGACATGGCCGAGAAGTTCGAGGGAAACACGCCGGAACCGAATGACGCCGTTAGGATGGAGGCCGATACCGGACGGCTCACCCTGTTCTCAATGGAGAATGATCCGACGACATAACCAAGGACATTCGTTCCCCCGACCGTTCCTGTCGCCAACACCACGCCATAGTCGTTGGCGGTCGTGAAACCGTTTCCAGCCGTAAGCGCGATGCTGACTGCATTCAGGCCCGTGACGCCATCGAAGTCCGTCGTAAGGATCGCGCCTGCCGTTATCTGTGTCGAGAGACTCTGCGGATAGACCGAGATCGTGGTGGATGTGGTTCCCGCCAATTGGGTGGGAAGGCCGCTTGTTCCGACTGTGGTGAACTGGAAATTGATGGTCGATCCGAGCGCCATGTCTCCGAAATAGGTCATTGCAACACCATTCCGGAGCCGATGAACCTGTTGCGTCTTTGGGCGATAAGGGGGCCCCAGCCGACGACAGGGGATATACCAACACGATAGCTACGCCGCTCAGGATACCAGAATGACCAGGGGTCGGAGGCCCAGGCGAGGAGCTGAGAGAGAGAGAGAAATGTATTGTAGGCCCACATATCAGCCGCCAAAATACCTTTCAATGGAACGCCTGTCGCAACGTTGTTACCTATCGTAAGGCTTGTTGCAGCAGTCGTACTCAAGCTGCTTGCCGTGGTCCTGCTCTGAGATGAAATCTGCCCAGTCGCTAAATTTGTGGCTACAAAATTGAGCGTTGACGCATTTTTGAAACTGGCAGCCGCAAAATACGGAACCCCCGCCACCAAAGTGATGTTAGACGCATTGGCCGTTGTATTTATAGCCACCTCCAGCAGTGCTGTCGTCAAATGAGACCTCAGGCTGGAATTACTACTATCAAAAATGCAAATTTGGTTCGCATTATTGATCGAATCAAGCCTGAAGATCGAAGCAATCGTTGCGCCAGTTGGGCTGCCTGGGCCAGCAATGGTGAATGTGCTTTTATCGGTTGCTGCGGTGTATCTGGTTGATGCGCCAATTGCGCCGTCAATGTTGACGGTTGGGGTCGCCGTCAGCGCGCCGATTATGCCGGTCAATATATTGATGAAATTGCCCCCGTCCG